TGGCTCTTGTAGATTCTGCATTAGATGCAGCAGAGTTCCATTCAAACACAGCGTTATCATGAATTAAACAAATAGCTTTATCACCAAAATTATCTAAAGACCACATACCAGGTTCTAATACTAAGTCACCTGATGCTGCTTCACCCCATGCTACAAAGTCTGTAGTATTTGTTACAGTGTCTCCACCATTGTGTGCAGCAGCTGTTGTACCTCTTACACCTCTTGTAACACCAGTGAGTTCACTTCCAGATATTCCTGTGTAAGATATTTCCTCGTTATTTATTTTAACAAAACTAGTTCCTGTGCTTGGAAACAAAGTAGCATCTGTTAAAGTAATTCCTGATGTAGCAGAATCACTAATACCTGATGTTATAGTTGTTGTTGCAACTCCGGCTGCTTGTCCACCCCAAGATCCAAGAGACCAACCAAAACCTTTTGCTTGAACCGCTGGTCCGACAGGATAATAATGTTGTACTCTAATACCACCTGATGTTGTTGCACCAGATCCTGATTCATTAGATGGCATCGTAATTGTAATGGTTGTAGCTGATGGTACAGATGTTACCATAAATTTCTTATCATCAAAATCAGAAGCTGCAAAATTAGAATTAGTTATTGAAGAAAAATTATCTAATAAAATTATATCATTCTCATTAATGCCATGAGAACCACTAAAAGTTATTGTAACAACAGCTGATCCATTGGTTGTAGTAAATGCACTTGTAAGAGTGGTTGTAGATTTAATAGGATGTATATCATAAAAAATACCACCAGAGTATGCATATAAAATTCTGTTTGTGCCTATGATTGCGTATTTTCTGCCTTTAGTATTTACGAAATGATGAAGACCTCTACCAGCACCTGTTAATTTACTTTCTCCTAATTGTCTCCACCCACCAATTTTTTCAGGCGTGCCATATCTAAATCTAACATTATCGCAGTCAGTCCATTGACCTTCTGCTGTGGTCTCGGATATTTGTTTGTTGATCCCTGGTGCGAAACCTATTTTTTGTAGCATATAACCTCATTTTATTATGCCTTCACAAATGATGGAAGACCTAACATTGGCCTTTTGTCGAACCTATTTTTTTCAGCAAAAGGACCATTTACATGGTTATAATGAAGAAATACTTGCCCACAAATATTGCCTTCAAAAGGTTCTCTCCAATGCTCTAATTCACAACCACTATATACTAGCATATCACCTACTTCAAGCAAGACTTTAGTGCCTTTGGGTGCATCGGGTTTGACAATATTTTTATGCTCGTCTATGACGCTGTCAGCCCCTGTGCCGTCAATAAATATAGGCCATGGATCTCCACCTAGGTTTAAAGTAGTAGATATCTCACAAGAGGGTCTATCTTTGTGTCTTTTTAATTCATCTCCTTTTTTGTATAGTCTAGCGTATGAGTATGTAGGTATTAAATTTAACCCAGTTTCTTGTTGCATTCTAGGCAATACTTTCATTAACATAGTTTCCATAACAGGATCTGCATAATGAGAATAAGTGTTAGGTATTTGTGCATCTGTCCAAGTACCAAACATGCCATTGTCGTGTATAATATTATTCTCATACATAAATTTAACTGAGTCACGTTTAAGAAGAAAATAATTAAATATAAAATTAGCTAACTCGTAACTAACTGCACCTTTGATTACTTGATATTTATTGAAAGCCATTTTGTATAAAATTAAAACTTACTGATATTCTTATATCATTTGATTTATTAGGTTCAACTGAATGCCATAGCCATGCGGGAAACATTAATATTCTATTTTCTTTTGGCTCAATTTTAGTTTCTCTCCACAAATGTTTAGGTGGTTTTCCTGGTTTTCTAATAGGCATGTTAGATTGAATTCCATGTCTTGGATCATAAAAAGTTATTGGTCCACAATTAGGGGGTGTCTTTACATAATATACACCACTGAATAAGGAGTTTGGGTGTATGTGTGATTTATTATAACCATCTTTGTAATTAATATTAGCCCACATATTTCCAAGACGTGGTTCTCTATCTAACCACTCTTCATTAAATATTTCAAATTGCATTTTAAATAGTTCGTTCATTAGTTCTTTATATTCAGGTTTTGTTTGCATTAAGGTTTTAGAATGCCAACCATTTACATTTGTTTTTATTACACCTTGGTCTTCTTTCGACCAATTAATAATATGTCTAGCTAACTCGTCAGTATCTAAATTAACGTCTTTACCATATATGGTTGTTGGAAAAAATTGTTCTTTAATCATCTAAATGGTGTGCCTCCAAACCAAACAACAAGAGACTGTCTCACTCCTCTTGTAACTTTATTAACTCTATGATTTATAAAAGATGCAAAACATATTGCATGCCCTTGTTCTATTTTTTTAAATCTACCAGGTGTCATTAATTCTAAATCTCCTCCTTCAAATTCTGAGGGATGGTTTAATAAAAGTGTCATTGATATTTTTCTAACTGGTGGTTCGTGAGCCATGTGCACATCGCTATCCATATGCCAATCATAAAAACCTCCTTCTGGATATTCTGTAAACTGAGCTTGTTCAGTTATTCTTATATTATCAAAACCAAAATGATTTAAATTTGCTTTTTGTATAAACGTGTCTAAAGTATTATATAAGTGTGGCATTTCATTAAAAGGTATCCAAGAAATAGTAGTCAGTCTTTTCTTAGTATCAACTCCACCACCTGCACCACTTGATTTATTCATTCCAACTTGCGCCTGTTCTGGCGGTTGTCTTCTTCCACAATCAATAACTAGTTTACATTGTTGTGGCGTAAGAACTGGTGTGGTTGTTTCTATAATCCAACTTTTCCATTTTGGTTCTGATATATGTTTATTGAAATACATTATGTTGCCCCTCTATTTGTTATAGGATTATAATCTACATCACAATTCGCAGCAAGTGTTCTTCTATAATCTGGTCCGTTAAAAGGATAAACACAGTGTCTCATATCATATGGAAATACATAAAAATCTCTTTCTCTAATTTTTGGTTGATAATCAATTAAAGAAAACTGACCATTAGCAGCACCTAATATTTGTAATTTACCATTTTGTGGTTGATCATTTGCAGAGTATTCAACACCAAAACTCTTTGGTAATTTTAAGATCATAACACTAGATAAACCTGTGTACAGATCTCCTTGATGTATGTGAATTGGATTGTATTCGTGTTCAAACATAGTATTAACCCAAATAGATGTTAGATGTATTTTGTGACCTTTTATACTATTATAATCTAAATAATTTAAATAACATTGTTCAAACCATTTTAAAACAGTTAGAGGTAAATGATTATGTTTAGTCATCTTATCATTTGGCGTGCCATTATAAAATAAACTATGTTCATTTTTAATTTTACCAACAAGTTGTTGGTTTGCGGACGGCAATTTATTAAATTTAGATTCATAGATTTGATTAATAGTTATATAAATATCAAGAGGCACTTCATATTTTACAACTGTTTGACCTAAGTTTATAACTTCAAAATTCATCTAAATTAATTTCTTTATAGCTTTTTGTTGCTTCCACTATAGTAGAGACCTCGTCATTTTTCAATACTTTAATTGGAAATTCTGTAAACCCTAATTCTAATCCCGCTAAATATCTATTATTGCCATAAACAACTTTATATTTATCTCCATCTTTAACTGCTAATAATGGATTAATGATATATCCAATCTTTTTAATATGATCTCTTGTTTTAATATAAATAGGAGACTTTTTTTGATTACTCGGATTTAGCTCCAAGTCCCTGTTGCGAAGAAATAGTTTGTCTTTCGGTGCCTTCAAGTTGTCCCCTTTCTTTTTTAATTCTTTCTATAGTCTGTAATTGACCAAGCACGTTAAAAACTTCTGGCTGACTAGATCCAGCAGTAATAGTATTTTTTTTATTAAGCATTATTTTATGGTAAGATTCTAATTGATGAGTGTTAACATTATCTTTATCAAACGTGCCATCATCATTTTCTTTTTTAAGTTTAGACCATAATTTAATCTCTCTCATTCGATCTCTAGCTGTAAGTTCCATACTAGCTTTATCATATCGTTTTTGATCTAAATCTATTTCATAACATTCTTTTTTATATTCATCTGTTTCTTTTTGTAATTTTTTTTCTAACCATCTAATTTTTGCATCATTTCTTCTATAATCAAAAGACAAAGCCATTAATTGTTCTAAATAAACATTTTGCTCTCGAACACATTGCCAATATTTTGCAGCGTTAGTTGGATATTTTAAATCACTTAAAACTGAAAATCTCATTTCTGTTTCAGTTCTAAATATTTGTTTCTTGGTCCATGTGTCACGAAGCTCTTCTACCATACCTTTAAATGCACTAACATCATTGGAGTCCAATAGATTATGTAAATTGTCTGATTCTTTATCTACAAGTTCTTTTATATTTCTTTTTTCTGTCATAAAATCCTTTCATAAATTAATATATACTTTCTGTATATAAAGTCAATATTAAGAAGCTGAAATAGTCACTGTGGCAGCGCCTACGCCAGTAAATTCTTCTACAGCAGTTACAGGACCTGGAGCTGATCCACCTGATGTTACTCCAGCTGCTGCTGTGCCTCCTATGAAACCATTTCCTCTCGGTTGTGACATTGCATTTTGACTACTTACAGAAGTTCCATCCCAATGATTAACAGTTGTACTATTACCCATGAATAAAGCATTTGTAGGAGTACCTATTGCTTGTCCTGAACTTCTTTGATTAGGTAAACTTGGTACAATAGTTGTCCAAGAAGTTCCATCATACGATTCACCTGTTCCTCTATTAGAACCTGCAGGAGAAGTTGCTCCATAAAAAGCTAAACAAGCTGTCTGAGCACCTGCTAAACCGTAATATGCAAAACCTTCACTAGTGCTTCCGCCAGAAGTCCAAGAGGATCCATCATATTCTAATGATGATGTACCTGGTAAAGTTGGACCTCCTCCTAATACTATATTTGCAGTTTGTGGTCCGACTCCTCCATGAAATTGAT